ACAGACCTGGGAGTATAGCCCAATTGCTTGGCTAACGAAACAGCCGAAGAACGCAAGGTGGTTGAGTCCAAAAACATCTCATTGGCAATCATATTTGTATAGAATGCATTATAGTGTGTATTGTATGAAAGTAGATCTAGAAGAACGGACATTCCAGAACCTTCAAAATCATAATCTGTGAAGTGGGATTGTGATTTCAAATAATCCTTCAGACTATTCTTGATTAGATCATAATCAAGTTCGGTAACTTTAAGTTTACTTGTTGAATTGCTTGCCATTTATCTGATTCTCTCTAGGAAAAAGGTGACTTGTCTTGCTATGGGTTCGTTGATGACAAAGAATTTAATTGTAACATGATATGCGTTTTCAGCAGACTGAGCAATGACCTTCACTGAGGTTAGGTCAACTCGGGGCTCAAAATTATTCACAACCTCTTCGATTGACTTTTGAATCGTAATAGCCGTAGAAGGCATGATGTTATCAAACAACGAGTTTTTAATCTTACATCCTATTTCAGGATGAAATGGCCGCTCATAATGGCTCGTAAATATCAAATTTTTCAGCGACCGGACAACAGCAGCATCGGATACAAGAGTATTCAACTGTTTGGTGTTTGGATGAATATCAAAATCCAAATCCAAATCGGAAAATACTTTATTTTTTGAAGATAATAATGCCATAATTCTCTCTATTAGTGAAGGCCTTCAACCTATTTATATGAATTTTCCTTATGTTATCTATGCAATATTATAGTTATCCGGACACTCTTTTGAATCTAAATATATTGGTCAAATTGTTAGTCCCCACAAAATACATTAGGACTTCCTGCGGCCGCAGTAGAGGAACACCCCGTGTTTATAGGATCACCAACCCGAGCCATCCCCTTACCATTTACCTTAACTGTCCCCGAACCAGAGTCCAACTTACCACCATGAGTATTGGGGTTGTTACCACCCTTGTCGTGTTCAGCCCATGAATCCCCCTCCCGATGAACCGCTATTCCGTTCACATACACATTGTCCGATCCTTCTATATTTTTCCGCGCCGGGTAGGACCCATGCCCCGAGCAAAGCTGACCTAGTAGATGTACTTTTGCCATGTTATCTCCTATTATTCATCTATTCTGGATTGAGATTAATATTTGGGCCACCTTTTATAGTATAATCCCCTGTGCTAGTCATTGTGGTCGCGCCGGAGGTCGACTTAAGTGACATTCCGGCCGAATCTAAACTATAATTCTTTGTAATCTTCTGTGTTTTATCCACATGTATAGTCTCGGTTGAAGATCCATCAACAGTTATAGTATGGTTCTTACCTATAATTTCCTCTAAATTATTATCAATTTCCTCAAACTTTCCTCCACCAACTACTCTTTCTGTCATTTCACCATACAAAATTATGTTACGTTTAGTAGTTGCCTTATTATTATCATAGGCTTTGGGGTTACCATAAATCTCGGTTGTGACTCCATCTACGTTAAGTTTGTAATCATTGGCATATTCAATCTTTACATCTCCACCTTCATTACCTCGCCCCTTACCTGCCTTTGTTGGGTCAATTGGATTTCCAACATAATGAAAATAATTAGAATGATGATCGTGTGTCACCTCGTCTGCAATTTGTTCAGTATATTTACCCTTGACTAGCAAGTTATAATCGCCATCAACCTGATGAGTAAAATTACCTTTGGTGTATAAATTACAGTCGCCTTCAATAGTGACAACTGCACTACCTTGAATATTTACCTTATCGTGACCGACGATAACTGTAAAATTATCTCGGACAATTTTTTCTACTTTAGTTCCACTCGGAAATATTTCATAGTATGTTCCAGAACGATGCGATTCTTTAATACGCTCTGCTCCTGGAGTATCATCAGCCTCAAACAAATGCCCGCTTTCTGTTTCGCGCACATGATTGTATGGATACTTTGCATTGAATGGGTTTGCAGGTTGTTGGGTAGTAGGATTAGGTGTTCCGTCCCAAGCTGCTGGTTTATTATCGGGTGGCACCCCATCTACAGTATCTTTAAACGTCGCAACAGAAACATCAAAAATTCGTTGTGAATCGTGAACTTCAGTTAAGGTATCTAGTTTTTCTCCTCTAGTTTGTCGAGGAGTATTTGCTTCTGTAATTTCAGAATCCAACCCCTTAGCAGTAGATTGTGGATGGTCTTCTGATACTAATGTCCCCCCTCCAATTAAATCAGGAACAACTTTTCTAGGAGCATAAGCCACATAATCATTAACATTTCTTACTCGGTCATCTTTAAATCCATCAGCACCTTCAATTCGATAATCGCTCCCCACAAAATCACCAGGAACATCGTCCTTCATAAACACACCAGGTAATTGGGTATGGGGTATTTTAATCTTCTGTTTTATTGTAAACAATTTGGTAAAAAAGCTCATGATATTTTACTCAATATTCTACTCACATATTGATATGCCTCAAGAGGGCTGTCGCTCTGAGGAACGGCAGTTTTAGTAGTTCCTTTAATAGCCGAAATAGCATCTTTTGCCGAAATTGTCTTTTGTTTTTTAATTTTATTTCCATTTTCGTCGGTTGCATCTTCAGACGAATTAGTAATTGCCTCATCTGCTGCTGTTGCACTAAGCCCATTTCCTTCTGCAAGGCCTTCCGAAAGTTTTCCTGCCTTTGCATTAAAGGCTTCTTCTGCGCTTCCAGGTTCACCTAACAGACATTCCGAAGCCTTTTTAAATCCAGAAAAGGCGGCCGCCAATGCGTCTCCAGGAAGCGACAACACATCTATACCTAAAGAACTAACATCAACTGCGCCGGATCTTATTGCCTCCATAACAGCTTCTAACTCTGTAAATCCTTCAGAAACCTTATCAAACTTTGAGGCAAGATTGTCTGAGACTTGAGCTGCCACATCAATGGCCGCTTTGGCCAAAACATTTGCTTCCTTACTTGCCGCCGATGAAACTTGAGATGCCAGCTCGGTCAGCAGATCAGTCGGCGACGGAAAAGATAGGCCGAGAATCTTGGGGCAAATTGGTTCAATAGGCATTAGTGCTGACAATAGACGAGAATCAATCGCATCGGCGGGAAGAGAAATAATATCAGGCAATTCAGGCAATCCAGGTAATTCAGGCAATCCAGGCAATTCAGGCACACTTACATCTACATCAAGAGCTGAGGCAGCCTCCTCAAGATTAAGCAAATTGTCTATAAAGTCTCCTACTGTATGTTTAGCCATTATACGCTCCTGTATTAATTGTTCCTAGAATTACACGGTCTTGTGCATCTTCACCATCTCGAAAAAATCCAAGAACCCAGGTTCCTTCTTTTGGAGAATGAACTTCGCCTTGTGCGCTATTGAGAGGAAGCATAGGATATGCCCAAGGAAGATGTTCTGTTGGAACTTCTTCTCGACTATCGCTATCAAATCCATAGGCACGAACTCTCATTCGCCCAATCCCGAGCGGGTCCATTCGGTCTTCTATGACACCTTCAAACCAAATAAATCCATCTCGCCCCATTCCCTTTTTCATTTTGTAATTCCTCTACGCTTCTTTTCATCTGCAATCCATTTCTGGGCAATATGATTTTGCGGCTCAATTTTAGTAAATTTAGAAGCACGCTTATAGGCTACCGTTGATTCTTTTTTATAGTCTTTACCTTTTGAATTATCTATCACGACAAAATCCCTACCAAACAATCTCTGAAATGCACCAATATTACGCTGAACTGATCCCCACATTTTTTCAACTTCGTTTCTTGGCAACTTTCTAGGCCTATCTGCATTTCTTTGTAATGCAGTCTCTAAGTCTGTGTTGACAAAGAGCATCATGGTGTCATATCCCATCCGGACAAGAGCTTTTCTTTGCGTATTAATTCTATCATACTTTTTTCCAGTTCCATCAATAACCAAGCCAAGCCTTCCAAGCAATGCAGCTTCTTGTTTCTTTAGAGTCAGGGCCTTTGCTGCCGGACGAATAACTTCCTGCGCTCGTTTAGAAAAAACATTTTCGGGAGTCGGCGCTATTCCCGCCTTTTTTAGAGCCTTTTCAAAAACATCATCTGAATTGATTAGGCGCAAACCTAAAGCCATCAAGCCTGATTGGTCTGCCATAAAAGTTTTTCCAGACCCAGGCCCTCCAGCCATGAACACAGCCTTAAAAATTCCAGGGTCGTTAACACCTTCTTCTAAAAAATGTATAAATGATTTCATTTTCATATCCTATGCCCAATGATGAACTATTTGTTCGGGTAATGGAGACGCATAAGAATCGCTGGATAATTCCATATGCAAAGTATGGGTTGTTTTATTCTCCTCAGACGACTTCTCAAGAGAATGTCTCAATCCTGTAATCAAATATCTTCCTGATAAATATTTATCTGTATCGCCCAGCGTATAATCCAAGGCAGGAGAAGCTGATGGTATTTTAATCTGTACTACTTCACCAACTGTTCTGTCACTATCTCCAGAAACTGTAATATTTAACTTCTTAGAAAAGAATTGATTGAGCTGAGAAATACGAGTCAATGCTGTAGAAGTAGTACGATATGAAGGTTGTTCTGAATATGCCAAATAGTGATCGGGAATAGATTGAACAAATGAATCATAATAACTTCCAAGAGACAAGTCATTGTGTAGCATGGTATTTTCATCCGAAGATTCTAAATGCTTTGTGCTAGAATAAGACTGAAAATAATTACGAGTAGAATCTTTTATCTGACGAAGAACAATGTCATGTGTTTTTGCCTTAGATGCATAGGCACCAGACACAACCCCAGGAAGATATTTCGGAGAAAACGCTTGCATGTCTGAAATGCTATAATATGATCGACCAACCTCTTTTTGCTTACCTTCTTGTGCCATGACTATTTCTCTAGTATATGTAGCCGCTGGCTTTTTATTAATGCTTGAATCCACCAATGCTTCTATAGGCCCATAATAATAACCTGTCTGATTTTCAAAAAATACATAGCTCACACCATCTCTATATAAAGGAGAAACAGACCATTTGGTCAACCAATTGATTGCCTTGAAGGGGCTCATTGTAGGAACCACACGACTTGTTTGTTCTGTTGTTGGTATTATAATTAGACTCTTGCCAGTTACCCCCCTGACATGTTGATCATAAATATCCTTCACCATATCTGAAATCAATGTTTTGTTATAGGCTTTTGAGAATTTAACCTTTTGGTTTTTAATAAACTCCGGAGAAATAAATCCTAAGACATAAACTTGCTGACCCTGGGTGATTTGAAACCTTGTCGGAACCTCATGAAGATGACCAACAAAGACATATGGTTCTGATGCAGAAGGGGTAATAAACTTAATGACAATCTTCTCGTTTGTGATTATTGGTATAAATTCAAATAAGGCTTGTGTTTCGGTAATCGTAATTTGACCTTCAATATAGTTCTTTTTCATGTTCTCAAAAATAGAAATATTTTTCCAAATATCTCCTAATTTAAAAGAATCTTTGTGATGCGACGAAAACAATTCAACCGAAATGACATCGACATCACCGCCTTTAATTATACCTTCTTGTTTTCCGACTACTTCATCAGCCATGATAAATTTTATACACCCAATTTCATTAAGGTTTTAAACTCTTCTACAAATTCGTCCAAATAGTCTCTCTTTAATAGCTGAATGATTCTCTTTTTTTCATTAGCATCGGCTTCGTAATCCAAATTGGAAATAATTCTTTTGGTGCTTGCTGTTCCTATTGAAGTATTGACATATTGCTCTTGTGTAATCCAAACCTTCTCGGCTATTAATGTTGTGCCAGAAGCATCATATATGTCTCGTTCAAAGTGATGAATTCCTGTTTGTATCAAAACCGAATCTCTTTCCTTGTCCCACGAAAATGCATCAAAAGTAGTAGAATCTGTTTCTACGTTGATTTGAAAATATCGCAGAGAAGGATTTGTATCGGGTATCCACGCACCATATGGATTTTTGGATGCATCAACTATGACTTCTCCGGCCTTATAAATTGACTTAGCAACTACTTTGGCTGGAGATGTATACGAGATAAGAGGGAAGTTTTTTCTTGCATTAAATGTAACAGTATAGCTCCAGGCCTCCTCCACGGGGAGGAAAACAGGCACAGTTAAAAATGGATCAATTATCGTCACCGTATTATGGTCACTATCATAATGAGAAATGAATCTTGTGTTACCTGTAATTCCTGTTGTTCCAGTTCCTTCGGACGTTATACTAATCGACCCGCCCACATAACGATTAGGAATAATAGATGCGTCGGCCGCCAAATTAAACCTAGCTTTAGTTGTAGTTATAGGTGTATTTGTGGAGTCGGTTATTATCCCAGAGTGATATGCACCAATAGTTTGGTCATACCAAATTTCAGGAACAATAATATTCACAATATCTCCAACCCCTATGTTTTTAAATGGGTCGGCACAGGTCTCGTCAAACACCCAAATGGCTGTTGTTTTTCCCGCAGGAAACGATCCCGACGTAATTCCTGTATTACCCGAGGCGATTGAGGCCCTTGGCTTATTTTCATCATCAATTTCCTCATCGGTTTCATCATCTGTTTCTGGTTTTTTATCAAAAGTTTGCGCCTCAAATGTGATCTCCGTTGAATGAATCTCGGATTTAATTCCTGACCCAGTCGGACCATAATTAGATAAATTAACCGACTGGCCAGAGGCTCGGGGATACGAACCATACGTGGCGTTTATGTATCCTTCAAAATTATTGTCGTTCAGCACCAAATCATATGTGTGGTCAATTATATTATTCATTATCAAAACAACCCAATGATACTGCGAAGAACCATAATACTTATCAGCTATGATTTCTGCATTGTCACCATCTTGCATTTGATAATTATAAAAAATGGCTCCATCCAACAGAGCGTCGGCCCGAAGTTTTACTCTCCGAAGAATGTCAATCGCCACCTTGGTTGTTCCGTCACCATCGACATCATAATCTATGGTAGGA